ATGAATGCACAAGACCGCCTGATTCGCTGGCACTTTACCTGGCGGATATCTAAGACGGTGGTCAGTTGTCGAGCTTGCCATGCGTCGCAGTCAGAGAGTGACAGGAGCTCCCCGTTCCAACACTGCCACGGCTGTGCCACCGCCTTAGCAAGCCTCAATCCATGGATAGAACTGGACAGCATCAGCCCAGCAGGTCCGGTAAACCAGAATGCCAGCAAAGCCCGATTCGAATGACCAGCGAAGGCTACGGCACATCCTTGAAGAAAACGTGATGCCCCAGCTTAAGCGTCTGTTTTGCTCCCACAGTCCAGGCGGGCGCTTTCGCCATAGTCGTCGCATAGTAGTGAGTCGCCCCGCCGGTTGGGTCGGGTTTCAAACCATTAATGACCTGCTGCGCCGCCAACTGGCACATGGCGAACTCAGCCTTCGGGATCGGCTTGGCGCCACTCAGGAACGGATAATTCGGATCGTTCGCGTTCCAGCAGCTGAACTGCCACGGCTTTTGACAAACCCCCACGTATCCTTCGCCCCACCACGATTTGGCCTTGCCGTCGTCCACGCGGTTGCGGATCGTCCAGGCCACGGCCACTATTCCGGCAAGCCCCTCGCCTCGCGCTTCGCCCCAAAGGGTACGCGCCAGCACGTCACGGTCTTTATCAGTTACGGTCATTCACTTTTCTCCAGGCGAAAAAAACCCGCACGAGGCGGGCAGCAAATTTCTCAATACAGACTATGGTTACTGATCAATCTCGTACGAGGCAGTGGCTTATCTCTGAGAACCTCGTGCTCCAGCCCCCATCACACTCCTTTCGAGAACGAAAATGAGTGGATTTCGCAGGAGTATGCTCGTGAAAGATTTTGGATTACGTTTACGGAAAGAAAGAAATAGGCTAGGCCTCACCCAAGCGAATTTCGCAAGAATTGGCGGCGTTGAGCCTAACGCCCAGGGTCACTATGAAAGCGGGTGGCGCAACCCTAAAGCCGATTATTTGCAACGGGTCGGCGGCGCAGGCGTTGACCTGATGTTCCTGCTCACCAAGCCAACGCTAGGCCCCCATGAGCAGGCGGTGGTGGCGAAACGTATATTGATGATAACCGAACCCGATGGATACATTGACGGGCACCCTGATCGCAAGTCTATGCATGACCTGTTCGACCCGCTCAGAATAAGTCTTCAAGCCTCTGCCCAAGCTATCTCGAACGCGGCGCATATATTCAATCCTGCCCCCGACACAGCGAGCGACTTGGCGTTGCAAAATGAAATGGAGAACTTGATAACAGCTTCGGTAAAACTGCTTGATGCGGCTTTCTTAAAAGCCATAGGCGGTCGTTGTGAGAGATAGGCCCGACCTTCTCAGATAGCAGAAATTGAAGCCAGCTCGAAAAAAAGCCCGCACATAGCGGGCATCGGTTGTCAGCAGTGGTCATGCCGTAGCCGGCTCTTGTGCGGCCGGCGCCTCAGGTACCGCTTTCGAGGTGATGGTCACCTTCGCGGAATAGGTGTTCAGCAACTGGGCGGTCCGTACGCTTGCCTGAGGGTTGGCCTGCAGGAGCTCGCGAGCTTTGGTGTCGGCATCGTCAGCAGTCGCGTATTCGATTTGGTTGGATGGATCAAAGGCGTTGCTGGAGTTGATTACAATGTAAGGCATGGTATTTCTCCGGTGGTTAAAAGTTTGTGACATCGATAACTATCGAAAATATTTCAGGACTTTTCGTATTGTATGTAACGAAGTCTGTTGTGGTATTAAATGACGAGTAGTTTATACCTTTATATATGGTTGCTGTTGAGCCAGTAGCCTTGAAGAACGAAGAGACAGCAGCAACTACCACCAGCAACGGGGGTGGGCCAACGCCTGCCACTTCACTGCGGACCTCATAACCTCTTTTTGCCTGAATGATCGCGACCTTCTTCCCTGGGTAAGAGGTGGTGTAGGGATTCGGCGTGCTGTCGTTCAGGCTCTGTGCAACAAAGTCGATAACGCGGATATAGGGAAGACGCGAGTCAAACGCCACGCGGCCATCGCCGGGCCTGCGGATGATCATTTTGCCATCCGCGGCGTTCATTGCCGCGTACTCCGGCAAGTCGAAGTTGAAATACTCGATAGCCACGTTCGCGCCCTGCGCATACAGGGTGTAAGTCACCGAGCCTGATCCATAGGCCGTGTACAGAACGCAGACAGGACTAGCGCTGTTCAGAGCCAATACGCTCTGATCATGCGGCAGCGTCAGCGTTACGAACGAGCAGCCACTCGCCGGCTGGACTGCGCCAGTCGTCACCACCCCCCGAGACCGTAACGCCAGGTTGAAATAATCCTGATCAATCGTGAGGACGTTATTGGCGTTCCTGAACCTCGCGACGGCCATCAGTAGAGCCCCACAACGATCTGCGTTCCCGGCGTCGCATCCACCCAGGTGAGAACTCTGTTACCCGCGCCCCCAAGGGTGATTGATGCCGCTGTATTGTTCTGATCCACGTTCGTGGGATAGCGCACATAAAAGAATGGTGTTCCCTCCGCTGCAGGAAACGTAAAGCTATTGCTTCCGCTGATCGACAAAGTACCAATTAGCCGGGTGAGACGATCGGTGATCTCGAGGATAACCGCACCCGTATCTTTCCTGCGAATTCTAAGCCCCGCCATTAAACCTCCTCACATGCTTAACTCTACGACTACAACGTTAGAGTCAACCAAGTAAAAGCCGGTCGAGTTGCTCAGCGTGTAGGTATTTGCTTTGGTTCGGCTGCGAATTACCTGGCTACCGTCAGAGTAATTTGACGTCATCGCGGGTTCACCAAAGTTGGTCATAGCGAGCGAGTTAACTGCCTGCCCGACCAAGGCATTGGTGATCGTTGCCTTCTTGATCACCGCGTCGGATATAAACACTTGCCCGCCTTCAATGATGAAGGGCGATGTGACCGTGCCGTTCAGGTCGGCATTGAGAACGCCAAAGCGGTCGGCGCTGACGATGAATTGCGACTGTGTCGGCCCCTGACTATTATCGAGACCGGCTGCGAACCCTGCGGCGAACAGGCGTCCATCGACCATGGCCTGCATTTTCACGACGTAGGAGGTTGAAACCTTCCCGGCAGTGTCAGCGATGGCCGTGGCCTGAGTCTGGATCGCCGCGCCTTGATTCCCAACAGTGGCGTTCAGGTTCGTGATCTGCGACGCCTGGGACGTCAGGGTGGCCCCCTGCTGCGTTACCGTCGAAGACAGCGACGCCAGCGCCTGGCTTGATGCTCCAGGGCCTTTACGACCTACAACGACCCAGTCGATATCGAAAACACTGTCGGTGTTTTTGCCGAGGTCGAAACGGATCGTGTTGATGAGGCTGGTGGTCCAGTCCGTGCCGCCAGCGGTCAGCGTGGACATATCCCATTCAACGATCGCGCTTTGGTTTGCCGCGAGGTTTGGGTTTGCAGCGATCTTGTAGTAGCTCGAGCTCACGCCGTGACCTGCCGTGGCGTAATACATGGCGCCGATCCAGTCGGTCGTTGTATTCGTTCGACGTGTGATTTTCATGCGGACCAGGTTGAACAGAGAGCCATCGATCGCCAGTGCGCCTCGGGCAAAAATCGGGTTGGTGCTGCTCGACGAAGTCACCCGCATGTACGTCCCGGCGACGATACCGACTGCTGCGTTCTGGCCGAACCAGCTATCGAGGGAACCGTCGAAGTTCCAGTTTGCTCCAAGTGCTGCGTCCAGTTCCGCCCCGTTTAGATCACCCTGAATCGAGTTGATCGAGTTGGTGAGGTTCGTGATGCTGGTCGACTGACTCGTGTTGACGCCCTCGACAGCGGTCACGCGATTGGTCACGGCCGTGAGCGCCGCCGCACTCGCCTTCGTTGCCAGGCCGTCAGTGGTGCTGTTGACCGTGTTGGTCAGGTTCGTGATCGCGGTCCCTTGCGACGTAATCGTTTTGCCCTGGGTCGTCACCGTGCCCGACAGCGAGTTGAGGGCGGTGCTGCTTGCCTTCGTCGCCAGACCGGTCGAGGCGTTGTTTACGCTGTTCTCAAGAGTCGTCACGCGGTTTGTCGCGCTGGTGATGTTGGTTCCCTGAGTCGTGACGGTCGACGTCAGGGAATCAAGCGCAGCGCTGCTCGCTTTGGTAGCCAGGCCGGTCGTAGCGTTGTTCACGCTGTTTTCCAGATTGGTGACGCGCGTCGATGCGCTGGTGATGTCAGTCCCTTGCTGCGCGACCTGAGAGGTGAGAGCGGCGGTTGCTGCGGACTGCGCGTCGATCGCGATCTTGACAGCAGGGCTGTACGCGGTCGCCACCGGGCCTTCCTGGAGCTGGACGTTATCGACCTCGACGAACATATCAGCGGCAGCAGCAGTGCGGTTAAAGATCCGCGCGGCGTAAACGTTCGCGCTCACGGCAAGAGCAGGAGCGACGCCGGTCAGCGTGTAGCGCGTGAACGTGTCAGTCACGAGGGTTTCGGTCATCGTGGGAGTGCTGAGCACTGTCCCTGCCGCGTTCATGAACTGAATGTACATCGAGATACGGAAGCCGCCAGTCGATCCACGGATGAAAGAGCTGAGCGTGTAGGTGTTGCCGCCAGTGACCTTCGGACGTGGACCCTCTGCGGTGTTGAATCGAATTTCAAGCGTTCCCGCAACCGGAACCGCCGCCGCAGATGTAGCGCGATACGACTGCGTGCTCAAGGTCAGCGGCGAAGCAGGAACGGAATCGGTCCACGAGGCGCTCCCGCCCACTTGCCAGTATTTAGGGCGGAGAGTGGTCGCCATATCCTCGAACGAGCTGTTCGGTAGCAGGTTATCGCCGCCGCTGTTCGTCAAATTGTTTGTCAGCGCCGTGATCTGGCTCGACTGAGTGCTGACGGTTCCCTCTACGGTTGTGACGCGGCCAGTCAAAGCGTTGGTCGCCGTTGCCTGCGCGGCGACGTCGGCAACGATAGTTCCGGTGTTGTCCTGCCATCCGCTTACGACCGTGCTTAGCTGAGCCTGCGCGCGGTCGAACTCGAAGAACCCAGCCGATACCGACGCGGTGCCGAACATGCGGAATAGGAACTGAACAGCAGCGGTCCCGGCAGGCGCTACGGCGATCTTGCTCACGCGCTGCCAATCGCCCGTCATTACGAGGGCTGATTCGGTGGTGCGTTGCAGCAGGTTGATGACGCCCGTGTCCCAAAACTCGAGGAAGAACCGCAAAGTGAAACCGACAGTGCCTCGCACGTAGGTCGAGCCCGCGATTGATTGCGCCTCGACGCAGGCTGGCAGCTTGCCGGTCGCGATGTACATCTGTGCGTAGGAGTTGGTAGCGTTCATGCCTGTAACGTCCAGGCGCTGCGCCTTGCCAGCGGTGTCGAGCGTCGACGTGACGAGCGTCGGAGTGCGCAGGGCGCCGCCCGTTGTGCCATGGCTCCAGCCGCTTGCAGATCCGGCGACCGTACCGAGCACATCAAACGACGGGTTGAACAGCAGGTTTTGGCCGCCGACGTCGCCGAGGCTCGCCGTGATGCCAGTGATCGCCGTTCCCTGAGCCGTGATCGCCGCTCCCTGCTGCGTGACTGTGTTCGACAAGGCGCTCACGGTCGACGCGTCTGCTTTGCCTGGCAACGCGTTTTGGAGGCTCGTGATCGCTGAGCCCTGACTCGAAATCGTACCCTCCGCGCTCGATACGCGAGTTGTGAGGGCGGTCACAGCAGATGCGTCTGCCTTGCCTGGCAGGGCGTTTTGCAGATTGGTGATCGCCGTCCCTTGACTGGTGATCGTCGAATCTTGCGAGCTATTTTTGCTCTCGGTCGCGGTCACGCGGGTAGTCAAGGCAGTGACGGCGGATGCGTCGGCCTTGTTGTTGACCGTGCTGGTCAAGCTGGTGATCGAGTTGCCCTGGCTTATGATTGTGCCCTCTGCGCTCGTCACGCGAGTCGTCAGAGCATTCAGGGCGGACGCGTCAGCTTTACCGGCGACCGTGTTTGTCAGGTTCGTGATGGCCGAACCCTGCGACGAGATTGTCCCTTCCGCCGATGTGACGCGCGAGTCGAGCGCAGACACGGTCGCCGAGCTGGCCTTACCAGCGACGTCATTGGTCAGGGTGGTGATCTGGCCCGACTGCGTTGAGATGTTGCCTTCTGCAAGGGTGATACGGGTCGTTAGGGCATTGGTTGCGGTTGCGTTCGCAGTAACTTCCGCAGCCAGCGTGCCGTTGTTGTCTCTCCAGCCGCTCACGACCGAGCTGATCTCTGCTTGCGCGCGTGTGAATTCAACGTATCCCGCTGTCACGGTGGCGGTGCCGTAGGTGCGGAAATAGAAGCGCACTTGCGTTGTGCCGACCGGCAACGATGGATAGACGACCGAGATCCGCTGATCATTGTTACCGGTCAGCGTGACGGCGCCGCTCGTCACGGCGCCGATCTCTGCGCCTGTCGAATCGCGCGCGCTGGTACGGATGCGAACGACCAGACCAGCAGTTCCGCGCAGGTAGGCGGATACCGCGAAAGGCTGGCCCTCTGAAACGGGAATCAAAGCGGTGTTCGACAGACCGTGGTAGAGCGACGGGCTCAGTCCGGACAGATCGTAATGCTGTGCCCGCTCTGTCGCCGTAATCCACGAAGGAACGAGGGTGAAGCTCTTTGTCGGGCCAGTGGCGTTGTCGTTGTACCAGCCGTCAGCGATGTTCGCCTGAGTGCCGTCGCGCACGAACGCAGGGTTATAGGCCATGTTCTGGCTACCCGCTGCGCTGATGCTGTTCGTCAGGTTGGTGATCGACGTCCCCTGACTCGTCACAGTGCCTTCAACGGTCGCAACCCGGCCAGTGAGCGCGGTTGTCGCTGTAGCGTTCGCGGCTACGTCTGTCGCCAGCGTGGTCGCATTGTCCTGCCAGCCTGTGACGACCGTCCCGAGTTGAAGCTGCGCGCGATCCCACTCGACGAAGCCCGACAGAACAGATCCGCCAAGGGCGCCGCCCGCACGGAAAATCGAGTTGATCGACACGGTGTTGGCCGGCAGGTTCGCGTAGTCGAGCTGAATGCGCTGCCATTCGCCGGTAGCAATGACGGACGCGCCGGTGCGAGTGGCGAATGTGGCGCCTGCCGAGTTGACGGTCTGCATGTACATCCGCACGGCAAGGCCAGCCGTTGCGCGGAAGTAAACGGACAGCATGATGCTCTGGCCTTGAATAGCCACCGGACGCCTCGCGCCGCTCGTGGTCAGGTCGACATACGACGAGGCAGTGGTAGTAATGTCGAGGCGCTGCGCTTTCCCTTTTGTGTCCAGGGTTGAAGGTACGACGCTTGCAACGCCAGTCGAGCCCGAGGACACGCCTACGGCGAAGCCGTCAGCAATGGTTGTCGATCCGCCAGCCAGCAGATAGTCGAACGATGGGTTGTAGAACAGGTTTTGCCCGCCTACGTCACCCAAGCTGGCAGTAATGCCAGTGATCGCCGTTCCCTGCGCCGTGATCGCCGTCCCTTGCTGCGTCACGGTGTTGGTCAGGTTCGTGACAGTGGTCGAATCAGCCTTGCCCGCGACAGTGTTCGTCAGGCCGGTGATCGCATTGCCCTGCGAAGTGATGTTGCCCTCGGCAGTGGTCACGCGAGTGGTCAGCGACGTGACCGCCGACGCGTCTGCCTTGTTGGCGACAGAGCTGGTCAGGCCGGTGATTTGCGTCGCCTGCGTGCTATTCACGCCTTCGATGCTGGTCGCGCGAGTCTCGAGAGTTTGCACGCGAGTGCTGAGCGCAGAACCTGCGGCGGCGGCCTGGCCGATGTTCAGCCAGTAGGTGGTGTTCGGCGGCGGCGTGTTGATCGGGACGTTCTGCGTCGCCTGATAGATGATCCCGTCAGAGCCGAGAGTCGCTTTTCCGGTCGTGTAGGTGCTGCTCGCCTTGTACGGCAGAGAGCCCGCGATCACGTTCACGGCGTCAATCTGCGATTGCAGGTTGGTCTTCGCTGCGTTCAACGCGGTGTTGGTGGCGGTGATTGCAGTGTTGGCCGCTGTGATCTGTCCCTGCAGGTCATTTTTTACAGACGTGAGGGTGCCGTTCGCCGCGGTGATCTGACCTTGAAGGTCATTTTTTACGGACGTCAGCGTGCCGTTCACCGAGGTGATCTGGCTTTGCAGGTTGTCGCGGATCGTGATCGACTGATTGCCAAGATCAATTAAGTCCCCGTCAATCTCGGTCAAACGCTCACTGATAGAGCCAGGACCTGAGCCGCCAGTCTGGATATCGGAAAGCAGCTCATGGCCAAGCTGGCTCTCGGTGATCTGGCCCACGAGCAGATCGAGCACGGCGTCAGCATCGGAGCTCGTTTGCCCGGCTACACCGTTACCGGCTGGATACCACGGACCGACGTTGCCGGAACGGTCCACCAGGCGCGCCCAGAAAAACAACGTGATCGCGGCTTTGAGCTGCTGCAGCGAATAATCAGATTGCGGGTAAGACAGGTCAGCCAGTTTGGTCGCGGTCTCCAGCGTAGGCGACTGGCTGTACCATATCTCGGTGCGCTGGGTGTCTTCCGCGCCAGCCGGGAAGTTCCATTTCAGGCCGATACCAAACAGCAGACTGGTGGTGGTGAGCGAGGTCACCGCCGGCGGCAGGCCTTCCTTGCCGTTCAGCTGAGTGAGGTTCGAGCTTTTCCAGACCGAGGTGATGTCGTATGCGCTGACAGCGCGCACGCGGGCCAGATAGCCGCCCGAGTAGATGCCGGTAATGTCGACGTTGGTCATGCCGGTGCGCTGGACGGAGATCCAGTTACCGTTGTCTTTGCGCCACTCCACGTCGTACGCCACTGCGCCGCTCACCGCGGGCCAGGCGATCGTCATGGTGGTGACCGCGATGCCTTGCGACACGGCCGAGGTCGACGTCAGCGTCACGCTCGCCGGCGCCGGAACGACGGTGATCGGGATCACACTGATCGGACGTTCTTCCAGGCGCGCGCCGGTGTCGATCGCCGCGAACTTGCTCGGCTCATACTGCAAAGCCGTGATTTCGTAATCGCCCTCAGTCGTGCGCTTGGTGCTCATCACGCGATACAGCGGGATTGCCAGATCATCAGCATCGATCGCCCATTGCAGCTGGGCGACAGGGGTCTCGCTGTAGGCGGTCGTGACAGTCACGGCGCGCCCAGCGACCGATTGAACGGTGCGAGCCTCGGCTTTGCCGCTTGGCAGGTTGATGATCAGACGGTCGCCCGCCTTCGCCTGGCTGTCACGGTCAAGCGTCACGACGCGCCCGGCAACGGCCGAGATCCGCCCGCCGATCTCCCGGCCTGCCAACAGCGAGTCGGCAATCGGGATGATGTAGCCAGGCAGAGGGATTGCACCCTCCATGCCGGTCTTGAAGCTGACGGTACGGTCGAAGTTGTTGGTGAGCACCGCCCATTTGCCACGACGTTGCGCTTCGGATGCGCGAGTGCAGCCGATTGCGCTGATCTCCACTGGCTTGTCGCCAAAGCGGCGCTGAAGGGGCAGGTCGGAATAGGCCACGACGTCGGTGTCGTAGTTGTTCGCCGGATTATCGTAACTGACGATCGCGCGGGTGTAGCGGGTTTTAGAGGAGGCACTACCGTAGGAGAACTTGCCGTCGATCACGTTTGAACGGGTGAAGACGTAATCGAAATCCTGCGCGCGCGGCATGTCAGCTTGCATCACAAGCTGACCCTGGGCCCAGTAGGTCATGCCCCGATAGATCGCAGAAATATCGCGCAGAAGTCCCCAAGCGTCGGACTTCCCCTGGATGTTCATGTCGCAAAGGAATCGCGGCTCTTGGCCACCCACCCCATCGGATACCATCACGTCGCAGTACTGCGCGATCCGGTACAGTTCCCACTTGTCGACCATGAAGGGTTTGATGCGCTTGCCCAGGCCGAACCGGTCTTCAGTGCAGACGCCGAAAGTTATCCAGGCTGCGTTGTTGGTCCAATCCTCCTTGAATGTGCCGTCCCACACTCCGGTGTAGGTTCGTGCGACAGGATCGTAGTTGCTCGGCACCTGCCACTTCTTGGCCTTACAGTCGACGGTAACGGCGGGAATGTTGGTGAACTGCTCGGCATCGAACTCGATGTAGAGCAAAGCGGTGTTCGGGTAGCGCAGCTTTTTGTCGATGACTTCAGTCAGACCAGCCACCAGCATGGTGTCAGCGACCTTATTGGTGTTCTGGTTTGCGGTGATGCGGCGGACGCGGATCTGCCAGCCAGTGGTCGCAACCGGCAAGTCGACGCGGCGCGAACGCTCGTAACGGGTGGTGGTTTTTCCGTCGACGGCTTCGCTCAGCACCTGCTGATAAGCGCCGCCATCTGTCGCGATGTCGATTGCATATTCGATCCGGTACCCGCCGACGTTGCCTTCATCGTCCTGCTGCTGAAGTGCCGGCCACGCCAGGCGCACGCGCACTGCCGAAAGCTGAACATTGGTGATCGAGCGAACCCAAGGCGCGTCGTTGCGCAGCTCAACGTTGACGGTCGTTTCGTTTTCAACGGACGGGATGCCGGGAATGTAGGACTGCTCGACGGCGCCAGAACGCCATTCCCATTGCACATTTGGGAAGTTGACGTTGCCGTTCACGTCCTCGATCGGGGTGTTGTCGAGGTAGATGTCCTTTGCCGTAGGGACGCCGTCAAACTCGCCCTCACCGACCGCAATCAGGATCTTTGCAAGGTTCGTTGAGCGCAGGCTGTCGGTGGCTTCTGTTGGCGACTTTGGTGTGGTGCTGCCGCCCTTGGCGCCATGAATATCTAACTGCTGTGCTGCGCCCATGCTTTTCTCCAGGCATAAAAAAACCGCCCAGAGGCGGTCGGATGACGCGAGTCAGATCAGGTTTTGTCTTCGGCCAAAATCGATGCCGAGATAATTGCGCCGCCCCACCGCCGCTTTCCGATGCAAATCGGCACCGGGTTACCGCTGGCCGTGGTATTGCGGGCACTGCCGAAGGCGTATGACGGTAGGTTTTCGGGTGAGGCGCTTTGGGAAAGCCCGCTTTGCTGAGGACTAAGCATCTGGATAACGCCGCCTGCCACCATAGAAGCGCCAAGGGTGATCAGGGCAGACCCAAACGGGGCGCCCGCACCGAATGTGCCACCAGTGATAACCAACCCGACGACTATCAGTACCGCGCCCAGGATCGTTTGCAGCGAGCCCGCTCGTTTGCTGCCCTCAAGGACAGGGACAATCCTGAGCTCGCGCGTGCCGGCCATTTCGAAGGATTCTGTTCCGGTGTTTTTCTTGTTCCGAAAGATCGCGAACCGAAGCCCAAGCCGATCTAGTCGCTTGATCTCATCCTCGAATCCGAGAAGCGTCGCCTTGAGTGCTCGAAAAGCCTCCCAAACGCTTTGGCTGTCGATTGCGCGCCGATGCTCTCGGCCGAATCGCCTCGCAAGCGAGCCAGAAAGCTTGATCACGGTCATGGGGGTGTATGTAGCGGCCATTTATTTGTCCCAATAAAAAACCCGCCGGAGCGGGTTCGTTGATTCTTCAGAGACAGGATTGAAGTTTATCCAGCCTCGCCTTAGCTATCCAGTTGTCGGCGATGACGTAGTACCTCGCTTCCGATCCGGATGCTCCTGCCTTGATATCCACGAAGTACTCGGACGCGGCGGTAAAAACCGTGTAGCCAGAATCTCGACCCGCCTGCATCGTGGCCTCGGGTGTTACGCCAAAAAGCGACTGGTTTTGCCACTCGTATTGAACGCACTGAGCGACAGCCTTATCAGATTTCTTCGAATAGAGGATTTTGTTCGGGCCGCCCTGCCTCACCTCGTTCATCGGACGGGCCATACATCCACCCAACAATGCCACCGCCAGAACCAATAGCCGGATCTTCATGCAACACCCCCAGCAGTCTCATGAAGATCACTGCCGCAATGCTTGCACTTTACGGCCACCGCCAAAACCTCCTCACCACAGAAAGGACAGTCTTTCTTCGGCTTGCGATCGGCAATCACCGGCTCACTATATGGATGACTGGTGACACTTTCCGTGACGATGACGTGAGCCGGCTTTTTGAAGGCCCATACCAGCGCAGCAACCCATCCGAGCAAGCTCCACCCAAGAAAGAAGTTCACTGCCGCGATAGCGGGCAGGTTGCTGTTTTTGCGGATGGCTGCTTCGATTGTTGGAAGCATGTAGAAAAGTGGAATAAAGACGACGCCGCTATACGCGATCAACTTACCGAAGGCATTGAGAGGGCCATGCTCTGCGCCCATTGAATAGCTGAAGAACGCCAGAAATCCCAGGACTAAAAGCCTGACAACGAACATACGACCCCCTTGCTCATTTGGCACGGCTCATCCATGACCACCCGTAGGATGCTATCACCATATTGAGCAGCGCTGAATGTCGCTCACCGCGCAGGAAAAGCAAAAGTTAGCGCTCCTATCAAAATACGCATCATGATCCCTCATTGATGAAGCTCGAGATTATCACCGCGCATCGCGATGTCGAAGGACCAGTCTTGTTCTGTTGAGCCAGGGACCACCGAACACTATGATCTCGGAAGGCCGACCGTACATGTGATGCAGCATGAAGGGCCCGGGCCCGTGCACACCGCTTTCTTCGTCAGGCAACGATGCATCAGTGCCCAGATAAATTCCTGCGTGACTTGGATGTTTGGTGCGCCCCACATCCATGACGATCATGTCGCCGCGCTGAGGCGTTCCGACACGCTCAAAGCCCGCCGCTTCGTAAGCCTGCTCGTAGAGGCTCGGCCCGTCTGCCTGCTCCCACCAGCCGTCTTCGCGCTGGAATGCCTCGAATTCAATCCCCCACTCGCGCTTGTACCAGTCAGCGCATACCTGCCAGCAATCCCAGGCGCCATGAACGAATGGGCGCTTGAGCAAGGGCGTGCTGCCAGTCGGTGTGATGGTTCTGAGGTCGCCTTCAGGCCAGCTCAGAATGTGCCAGGGCAGCTCGGTCGCTTCGCACATCGCGAGGTCGCGCGGTGACGGCCGACTGGTCGCATCAGGATGAGAGTGCACAATGCCAATGACCTCACCAACATCCTCGGCCCGACCGTAGTCCTCAGGGTCGATTCGGAATTCTTCGTTCGGCTCACTGGCCGTGTTCGCGCAGGGGAAGTATTGCTGCTTGCGCCCCACGGTCAGCAGCAATCCGCAGCACTCGCGCGGATATTCCGCCGCCGCGTGCTTGCGCACCGCTTCCAGGATGTACTTGAGCATGATCAGCTCCGAGCGATGAGGGAGACGGCAGGGAATCCGCCAAAGGGTAGTTCGTTGTTTGCGCCAAAGCGCGGCTCGCAACCACGGCCAAGGGTCGCGTCGCATTCGTCGAGTTCAGGGTTGTCCGTGGGCAGACCGTCCTTGTCGACGTATCCGCCGGTGTAGCCACAGTTCGGCCCCCGGTACCCCCCAGTGAGGCACCAGTGACAGAGCGTCGTCATCTGGCGACCAATCGATTCGCCGCCGACGTCGCCCGGACTGGCCAGTTCCCACGAAACGTTTTCACCGTCCTCGTTCGTCTTCTGGTCGAGATACCAGACTTCAATCGATTCCTGGGTGGGATCAGCCTCGGCGTTGCCACTTTCGAAGTTCACTGCGTCAAGGTATCGACCGAGCGTGTGCCGCATAGTCATCTTGAACTCAAGGAGGTCTTCGAACGCCAGGCATAACGCCGTAATGCGGCCGCCAACGTTCCCCACGGAAAGCGTCGGGCGCACCGCCGTGCCGTCCCCATTCGCCTCAACGCCCTCAATCTGGACCGGCCACGCGCCGTATTCTTCGCCCTGCCACCAGATAGCCTTTGCGGGCAACTGATCAGCGTTCACGCCAGCCACCATTAATTCAGCAGACGTGTATGGGATCGAATGCCCGTGAAAGCGCAGGATATCCGCGCCGTAATCCGAGCCGTCCAGCTCGAACAGCAACACTTCGCTCCCAGGCTCAAGAACCTGGAGATCGCTGATTAACGGCATGGGTGATCCTTATGGTCGGAAGGCTTGTTCGAAGGTCGCTGTGATGCGGTACACGTTGCCGCCCATGGGCGTCGGGACAGGCTTGGCGCACAAGAACAGCCCTAGACCGCCGAGTGGAGGCGTCCAGAGGAATGCTTTGGCACTTGCGTGACGGTCGAAGAAAGCCATTATTTTGATTACCTCAGACTTGGAGCCTGTGTAGGTGATGGGGTATGAGCACTCCTTGTTGTTCGGCCCGTCACCGACGACCTGCTTGTACCCATTTCCGAACTGAGAGGTCCGCGTTCGGTAATCAATATCAGGGGCGTCACCCGGCTGTGTTGGCCAGGTGAATGTTTCAGTCGCCATGCTCACCCTCTCCCAGTGCTGTTGCGGTAACTGACGCCGCCGGCGCGCCAAGAATCAGCCACGGCTTTCTCCGCAGCACTTTTCATCTGCTTTTGCAGATTCTGCTGAAGAGCTGTTTGATCAAGCTGCATCCCTTCGCCGCTTCGATCCTGTGTCACGACGCTCACTGGCGCGTTAATCGAGATGCTCGAACCGCCGCCACCTACAGAGCGGACGCCGAGGGCGCCGCTTGAGGTTCGAGTCAGCGGCATGATCGCCTCATCGCCCGCCTCGCCCATGACACCAGTCTTGCCACCGGCCATCCCGAACGCAGTCGGTGTACTGACAACACTGTTGGTGAACGCCGCGCCCTCGGCAAACATCTGCACGCCGTTCGACCATGCGCCGCCTTTGGCCTGCGGGAAGTACGTTTGCGAATAGCCTGCCTGGCTCGCCCCCAACGATTCGGACCCGGTGCCGCTACCACTGAAGTAACTCAACCCCGCCCCAAACAGAGAGCTGAGCAAAGAAGACGACGCTTGCCGTGTAGCGATACGCGCCATGTCCGCAAGGATCGATTTTGCGAAGCTGGAGAACGACAGCTTTCCCGTTAGCGCAAAGTTGACGACAGCGTCTTCCATGGAGCTGAACGCGTTGCCGAAAAGGCTCTTGGTCTGCCCGGAAATGTTCTTGGCGCTGTCCAGGTAATTTTCCCATGCCGCGCTTGCGCCACTCGTCCAACTGCCCTGGGCTGCTTCGACATCCGCGTAATTCTGCCGGATCTGGTCGGTGGCGTTTTTGTTGGCGTCGGCCAGCGCCTGCGACTTCTTCGCGAACTCGTCTTCCGACATGTTGCGCGACGGATCGGACTTCTGATTCGCGAGTTCAAGCGACTGCTGAGCAAACCGGTCCTGCTGGCTGTTCAGCTCGCCATTGAGCGCGTTTGCACGATCACCACGGCCAACGCCCAGCACGGCGCGCTGCCCGGCCAACTCCAGCGCCTTTTGCTGCTGGCTGAGAGCCTGGACGTATGAGTTGATCGACCGCTCTTGCTTGGCCATACGGCCTTGCTCGTTTGTCGCCAACACTTCGAGCTGGCTGTCAGCGTCACGCTGCGCCTTGACCATACTGGTGCGCGCATCAGCGATTTTCTGATCAAGCTGAATTCGCTGCTGAGCGGACGTCGACGACTTGCCCTTGGTCGCTTCGAGCGCGGCAATCTCTGCCTCGTACGCAGCTGTGACGTCCCCTTTCTCTTGCTCGACAATGGCTGTGCGCTGGCTGCTGTAAGACTCGGCGGAGACCAGGCCAGCTTTCTGAGCCGCATCCAGTTCCTTCTGGATGTTCTGGTAATAGCCGACAATCGATTTCAGCTGGTTCTGGGTGTCATTGACGCCGCTGAGGTCCAGCTGATTTGCAGGCCCTTTGGCGTCCTTGAACTTGTCATTGATGTTCGCGATGTTCTTATCGATGGCCGCCTGATTCAGCCGCGCATCGTTCGGATCGGTCTTGCGAATGGCATCGAGCGAGCGCCGATAATCCTTGATCGCCTCGGTGCGCTTCTGCTCATTGGTGTATGAGGATTTCGTAAGCGCATCGATCTTGCCCATGGCGGTGATCGAATCTTGCTGGGCTTTGGCCTGCTCGCCCGCGTACTTCGCATCATCATCCTGGGCGGCCTTGGTGTCCTTCAGAAAGTTGAGCTTGTCCGTGTAGTACTCGACCATCACGGCTTTGTTTTGGAAGAGGCCGACTTCGCCCCTCTGCGCTCGATCCAGATCGTCTTGAGCTTTGGCAATATCCGAAACAATGTCGGACCGGCCGACGTTTTTCAGCGAGTCTGCCGCTTTTGCTACAGCGTTGTAGCCCTTCTCCCAGAAACTTAGGTTCTCCAGAATCTTCGGGGTGCGCTCGTTGATGGCGTCCGCGAACTGTTCGGTCGCCAGCTTAACCGCGCCCGCATGGTTGCCCTGCTCTTCCAATGCGGCAATTTGGGAGTAAACCGACGCGGTGAGGTAGTGGTATTGATCGTTCAGCGCGGCCGAAGCCTTCACTGGATCGTCGGCCAGCTTAACGAACTCTGCGATCGTCTCGCTTACTGCCTGGCCCGTCGCTTCCTGCATCGACTGAGCAGCGGTGGCGATCGAGAGAAAGCTTTCACCTGCGATCTTGCCGTTGCTTGCCAGCGCGGCAAGCGTTTCAGCGGCCGCGCCCGTGGTTCCGACCGTCGCACTTACCTGACGGGCCATTTCCCCGAGCTGCACGGCGCTGACGCCCGCGGCGCTTCCCGTGAGGATCACCGACTTGTTGTAGCTGTCGGATTCCTCGCTGCCTTTGTAATAGGCAACGCCGAGAGCGGCAACAACAGCGACCACCGCGGCGATTGGCGCAAGCAATGCAGCCAGGCGCAGCGCCGACGTGCCAGCACTCGTGCCGATCTCCAGAAGGTTGTGCGCCGCTACGCGGATGTTGCCTTCGGCCAAAGCGTTGCCGAGCTGGAGCACGTTTTCGCGCGCACCTTTGGTATTCAGGCTGAACTTCGACGTGTCGTCGCCCAGGCCTTTGATGCGCTGCCGTGCTGCGTCGATGTCAGCGGAGTAGGTTTTGAAGTCGTCGGCGCCGATGGTGCCGGCCGCGTGATGCTTATTCAGCTCTTCTTGCTGATCATCCAGCTTTTGCAGTGCTGCCAACGCTGGAGTGATTTTGCCCAGAAGCGCCTGAAGACCTTCAGCTTGAACGCCGGTCGCGGCAGCGGCCTGCTTGGTCGAAACCGCAACCTTGTCGGTGGTGCCGACCAGCGAGTCCGACATCGCTTTTAGGCGATTTTGCAGGTCGACGTAATTGGTGGTTGAAGCGCGCCCGGCGTCCATGGCTGAGGCGTTGTTCTTCACGCCAGTCGTGAGCGACTGGTAATACTGGCTCGCCTCCAGTGAGGCCTTGGCCGTCTCCAGCAATCGCGCCTTGGCGTTGTCAGTCGCTTGGGAGGCCTTGTCTTCGGCGGCTGCCAGTTCGTTAGCCGACGCTGCGGTCTTCTTGAAGCCGGCCGCCACATCCTCGGCGGCCTTTTCTGCCTTGACGCCTGCCGCCGTGAGCTTGTCCAAATCCGTGGCGGCCTGAACGGCATCACCCGAGTCGACCTCAAGGCCTAACTGCGCAATTGTGCCCGACATGGTCGCTCCGCTATTTTTCTTCGCTCATGACGAGCAGCGCCTCGGTTTCCATGACAATGACGTCTTGAAAAAGGCTGTTTCTGTTCTTTTTGGGGAGGCCTAACAGGCTCATCACCGTGGGGAGTGCGGAGTAATCGAGGCCTGTCCGACCGGCATATCCTGTGCGCCATTGCGTGGACATCGCATCGAAAAGAACAAACGCCCCCCAGTTGTCCGGCAGCACGTCGATGGTCTCGTCGAGATCGGTCGATGTGATGCCAAACATCGCAAGCTGATCAGCCGGTGTCGCGGACGTGTACAGCGCCTGCGACACCTCTTTCAGTTTCCCAGGCGGACTGCAGCGAACGCTTCCTGGTAGGCCTTCACGATTGCGTCTCCGGCACCAGCGGAGGTTTCCACCAAAGCGCGGATTGATTCAGGGCTCAGCTTGTCATCAAACCCCCAGCCCACTACCAACTCAGTGACCTGCTCAATCTGTCGATCAATGTGAGCATCAGTGATGTCGATCAAGGTGATGTCGTCACCCTTCTCAGCGAAACGCTCCTGGTCATCCTTGATTGCCTCGTTCCATGATGCGAAGAGCTTCGCCAGCTCCTTGCGGTCTCGGTACTTGAACTCAAATGGCACCTTGTTCACGGTGCCGTTCACGCGAGGGATATCCACGTCTTTTTTGAACGTGGGGTCCTGCGCAATCTTGAACTTGGCCATGGTTGCCCCTTACGACAGATAACGGGTGATTGGGGCTTGCAACGCGAGGGTGATAGTCCGGGTCAGGAGAGCGCCCCGAGCGACAACAGGCTGCGCGGACCAAGATGTGCAAGCGCCGTAATAGATCGTGTCGTTGCCTGGAAGATTGAGACGGGACGCTTGCGGTGCGCCGCTGGCGTCGGCCGCGACAACAATGGGGACGTACGCCTGGGCCGGGTCATCGGCCACTGTCAGCGTCATTCGAGCGGCAGCCTTGTCCGTTGGCATTTCGCGGCCCTGGGCATCCTCCAGGAATACGACTGCCAGATAGTTCTGATCGCCGCCGGAAAATGCGACGTCAGTAATCTGCGGGATCAGCACCCACGTCAGCACCTTCTTCAGCGAGCCAACGCCGCCCAGCGCAGGAAAGATCTGGGTGTTGGTGGTATCGATACCTTCCAGAGTGATCGCTGTCGCGGTGGCTGCTTTCACCCGAGCGACACGGCCGTTCAACTGAGTCCAGCCAGAACTGACCAAGACGATATCGCCTACGGCCAGAGTGGCCCCAGTGACAGTGGCCACGGCTTCGGTCGCGTTGCTGATTGCGGACACAGCAAGTGGAGCGGCGTAGGTAGCGGCGTGTTGAAACGTGCCACCGTTCGGGATTTTGTAGCCCATTGGATTTTCCTCATTGCAGAAATGACAAAACCCGCTCGAAGGCGGGTTATGGTTTGCCCAGTGGGCGTGTGAGTAAGTAGGCTAAAGAATTCAGTAGAGGCTCCGATATCCTATTTAGGCTTATTCGGGGGTACGCAAATGAAACAGGATTTTCATCAGATTGGCAGTCACAACATTCGCCTCAGCAACATTAAGGATTTTGGTCTCGCTGGCAGTAAAGAGGCGACAGAGGCTTGGGCTGCACAACGAGCCTGCAGAGAACTTTCCGGCCTGCCATGGCCGGGATTTGGCATCGGTGTTTCCAACATCGCCAAATTTGTAGGAGCGAAGGCGACCGGCTTAGGCGCAGCGATGTATTACAAAAAACAACTCGACTACCTTAAAGAAAAGGGAAAACTTCCTTTCTACATGTACGTCACCTCATTCCAAGGCGACAACTTCGAGTTTCACGATTCCGATTTGTCAGGGTCCAGCGTGATGGATGAAATCACTAAACTGAAGGATATTCTGGATAGAAAACCGACGATCCCCGAGGAGCTGCTTCCAAAGCAAGCTTGACGAACTAGTCAGTGTCAGCGCGGTACTGAAACGATGCCGACACGGAGAGAGTTGTGTCGCCGGGGATTGGCGGGCTTTGCTCAACCGGTGTCAGCACGATCACTTCGAAGTCGTCCCGCTTGAGCCGGAGATACGCGGGGAACAGATCGCCCAGTTCGTCGACCAGCCCTTCAGTGTCACCGGTGCCATTACCGACTGGCGTCACGACATTGATCTGAAACACGCCGGTGTACGCGCGGTGGTCCCCGGCCAGGGTGTTCGTGTCCGTGCCTGCCGGCAGCGCAAAGCAGCTCAGGTAGGTCTCGTCAGATTCAGGGATGAACTCGGCGCCTTCGTACGAGACGCGCAGGCCTTTGTTGGCGGCCCATGCGTCTAAACGCTGCTGATACAGCAGGCGGATGGTGAGGTGGCTCATAGTTTGTTGTTCCTGATGGCCTCCAGTACGATCTGCTGGAAGCGCGCGACAGTGATGCGGACCATGCCACCCGGCGCCTGGGTCGAGTGCCCAAACTCCAATGGAATTGAATACGGCAGCGAGTTGGTGATGTAGGCCGTATCGCCCGCCTTAAACTCAATCGCCCCGGCGACGATGCGCGATGTGGACTTCGTGCCATTCGGGTCGACTGTTTCAGTCGTGGTGTTGTCAGGACTGCCGATGCTGAACATCCAGTTGCCGCGGAATCGGCCGCCGACGTAATCCTTCCCAGATACCAGCCCGTTAACGTTGAAGTTCTGCACCCGCTCGGCTTTGGTCAGCGGCTTAGCGTACTTCACGCCCTTCTTCAGATTGCCGGACTTGGTGAAATTGGATTCGGTCAGGTTGATGACTGTGTTGCGGACGGCAACCTTGAAGTCGTAATCGTCAGCGGAGGGTGTATTCGCTGCACGGTGAGCGACGTTCTCAGCCCATATCTCGGGATTGCCCACCGGCGACATGCGGATGACGCTAGAACCAAGCTCGATGATGATCTCGCGCATGGTGGTTTCGATGGCCGCATTCGACTGATCGGCGAATTCGCGTATCTGCGCAGCAAAGCCGCCCTTCTGTCCTGAGTACTTCGACGCCATGTCATTTCCTCAGCTGGACGGTCCATGTAGCGCCTGCGGGATCTTGGCTGACGTTGAGCGCGCGCTTGCCGCCTATCAGGTCGCCGATCCTTGGCTCGGTGCGCGTCGTGGTGGTCACGCCTGCCACTGAGACGAACAGCTCGTTCTGCAGGATCAGCAATTTCTCATCCGTCGTCTGGATCAGCGAGCCATCGATCTCCTTGGAGAGGTAGCTACCGAAGACACCGCGCCCCGCGTAGGTTGTAGTCGCGCTGGTATTTTTGCCGGTAGCAGGATCGTAGATCGCCGCTTCTTTCCGACTTCCAGCGACCGGCTTTACCGCATCAGCTAGGCCGTCGTCATCGTCGAAGGCCTCTGCCAGTTCAGCCTGCACCTCTTCGCGCATGCCCACGCTCAAACCCTCTTGAGCATGATGGTGCCGGGACGCTTGATCCATGGATTGATCAACGCCAAGGCGAAATTCTCGCCCTGGGTGAGATCTGTAGAGCCGGCGGCGAAAGTTTTGCTGACAGAAGTACCGGACTGCGCCGACACAGTGCTGCTGACCACCTCTTTCTTGGTGGCCTTGTACAGATTGCCCGCCGCCGCCTCTTTCGCGATGTAGGCGCCGGCCGTCTTGATCGCGGCGGGAACCGGATCAGGGACAGCCCGCAGAATCTCGGCCGTGAGCCATGCGTTAGCCATGGTCACGGCAAGGACCGGATCACCAGTGCCAGCCCAGTTAGGACCAAGCTGGGCAGTAACATCGGCAACGGTGATGAAGTCGGTCATGTGTCTGTCCTTATTCTGCTGGAACCAGGGCCTTCAGGTCGTCTTTCTTCGCGTCGGCAGCGAACTCGATGCCTTTGGCAGTCAGCCACGCTTTCAGGTCGTCGACCTTCATTTTCAGAGGATCGGTTTCGACCTCTTCCTCCTTCTCGGCCGGGCCGGTAACAGCAATGCCCGCACGTTGGTAGGCCGCGACGATATCGGGCTTGTCGCCGTCCACCACCACTTCCTTGGCCGCACTGATCACCCCGAAGAACTCGTTGAGCAGGCGATAGCAGACGCCAGGCTCGTTGCCCGGTTTGTCGGTATAGATCACTTTCATGATTCACTCCCATGCAGCGGAAGCGTCCGAAGACGCCTCGCCACAATTGGATTACGGGGTGGTGGTGCCGCTGATGACGGCGGCAAAAGGAACCTGCTTGCGGTCGAACACGCGCTCCCAGTTGGCAGCGGCCGCGTATTGCGTCGCGGTCGGGCTCAGGTTGCGGTTCTCCCCGCCTTTCCAGCTGAAACCAGCCGGCTGCAGGATCATGGTCTTCCGTTCCCAGAGGACTTCGGCACCACCGCCGTTACCGCCGGATGGCTTGCGCTCCAGTTCGACCGGATTCGCCGGGCTGCCTTCGCCGTAACCGAATGCGCCCTGACCGAAGAACACAGACAGGTAACGACCGGCACCGTAGACCAGGCTGTCGTCCATAAACACTGGCTTGCCCAGGTAGGTGGAAAGGATGATGCGGCCGTCGGAGTCGCGCAGGTACTCGATGAGGTCCTGCTTGACCATCTGGTTCATCACGACCGAGTGCACGCCGATAGCGGAGAACACATCGGCAGCATCGCCAGAAGTGAAAGCGGCATCCTGGAATGCGCCGGCACTGATGGCCGCACCAGCATCGACAACCATGTCACCCGCATCGTTGGCGATGTTCGAGGCAATGATGCCGCGAGCAGCGCCCAGCAGGTAACGCTGCCAGCGACGAGTCCAGTAGGTGCCGAAACGGTTGCGGATGTGCTGCATTGGCTCGGTGCGGGCTAACTCGGTGGTCAAGTCGGCTACGCCATAGCCTTTGTTGAGGTACAGAGTGCGCGCACGCATGCTGCCCATCTCGGCCTTGCCAACCAGGCCCAGGTCATCCGGGTCGTCATTGGAGATGTTCGGCTCTTCGTCTGCATCCAGATCCTGCCAGTAGGCAATCTCTGCGGTGCCCTGGCCGTTGGACGCGATGGCATCCAGTTCGGGGGATTTGACGATGATGCCGGAGTCAAAAACAGCGGTCTTTTCCGGCAAGTTAACCGGCGCCAGATCGGCGTAGTAGTCGCTGACGAAGATGTCCGCGAGTTGCGTGGTGGCCATGGATTAGGTTCCTTGAGTGGCTTTGAGTCGCTTGTATGCTTCGGGGTTGTCCCGTGCGAGCGCGGCGCGCTCTTGTTCGGTGTGCTCCCCCCACTTTTTGGTAGCCTTGCCACCGTTGTCGCCGGTCTGTCCGGCACCCTGAGCCCTTGGCCAAAGGTGTGTTGCTGATTCACGCAGCGATTCCGCCCATTCGAGCGGCGACAGAGGGGTCTTGCCGTCCTTGCCGTAAACGACTTCGCCGTCCCGGTCGGTGGCAATGGCCTCGCCGTCTTCACTGAGTTTGAAGGTACCCCGGGCGCGGAGAATGATGTCCTCGGCAGCTTCAGGGAGAGCGCCGGCCTTGATGGCGGCAGCACGAATGGAGTCGGCCAGCACCTTATCGCTGTACTTGGCAGCGAAGGCCTCGGCCTTGTCAGCGCGAGTTTTCTCGGCTGCCAGCTTGGTGTCGTAGTCGCCACGCAGGCGCTCGGTGCGCTTATTGATCACTTCGTCGAGCTTGCCTTCCGCGAGCAGGCGGGTCTCTTCGTCTTGGCCCACCTTGTTCAGCAGGCCCTTCACCGCATTGATATCCAGGCCCTCGAACTGGGTCTTGAAGCCGTCCAGTTCGGTTTTGGTGGTCCGGAGAGAGCCGAGAAGCTCTGAATTCTTGTTCTTGAGCCCCAAGGTCGCAGCCTCAACGGCGGCGGAAATGGCGGTTTTGATCGCCGGGTCTTCAAGATCAATCTGATTTTCGTCTGCCACTTGGCACACCCCTTGGGTTTGGTTTCCCGCTTTGCGGGCATAAAAAAACCCCGGCATGGCCGAGGTTTGGTGGTTTGGTAGTGAAAATTAAAATGGTTCGTCGGTTTCAAGTACTGCTATCCCTGCCCCGCGAGCAACACCTAGAAGGATTTCGGCGACCTCAGCCGTAATTGGCGTCCGATCTTCGCCTATGGAGGTGACGACCAAGATGGTCAGGTCTTCTAGTCTCCCCACCCTCATCCATGAAATCGCTTGAAGAAGTGGCTCTAGCTGATCAAATCTCCAGGAAAAGTGAATATCGGCTTTGCTTTCGAGGCGCTGAGGCATCACTACCGTTACATCTTCCGGCAGATACCGGTGCAGAGGAACAGCGCTTTTGCTGAGGCTTTCAATAAAGACCCCTTTGATGGCGCACGGCAGGTATCCGGTTGAAACGACCGTGATAGATACATGAAGTAAGGATCCGAATTGATCAACGAGGAATCTTTCACGCTCGCGATCCCGCTGCTGCTCTTCGTTGCGCTTAACTAGAATGAAGCTGGAAATGATTGCTAGAAAAGCGCCAATGCCTGACACCCAATCCCCTAGACTGCCCCAGTTCGGAACGTAGCTAACTGTGGATATAGGGTTTAGATTTATCCCGGCGGTCAAGCCAAGCAGCCCGCTGATGAAGACTGCCACTACAGCGATAATCCCAAGCAATAGGTTCATGACCGCTCCTTAAAGAGCGGCTTTATATCAGCGCTTGCGGGCCTGCTCAATGAATCATGACCACCGATAGCCCTCGCATCACCAGATAATCAGCAAACTGCGTCCTGCTCGGCACCCATAGCGGCGGACCGAGATTGACCTTGGCAGTGCTGCGCATAAGCGGCACGACCTTGTCGCCGTCGTATCCGTAAGTAGGCAACGCGACAGGGATTCCCCTATCGGCCGCGTACATCTCAATCGCGAGCATGACCTGCCCGTGCCGGATACCGTACGGGATAGACGTCTTGCTTAGGAACTCGCCATTCATGACGATATCGGCGCGAGGCCAGGCCAGCGGCTGATGCAAAAACGCTGGGTGACCTTTCCACTGCATGCGATCCATAGCTGCGCACGCCCGGATCAGGTAATCGATCTGACATTCAGTGCTGTCAGGTATCGGATACCGGTAATAGCTGCCATGGAAAAGCAGCGATTCGAGATCGGCGTAGCTGTTCGCAGCGCTGTCGTTACCTTCGCCGTGCTCAACAATGATCATGGGCGGCCCTGCGTGGTGGGCGCTCAGTTTACACCGGCTCTCACAAACATTTCCGGCTCGATCGCTTTGAGCTCGGCCAGAGTCAACGGCTTGAACTTGGAGTTGAGCTGCAGCGTGGCGAACTTCTCAGGGGTTAACCCGCCTTTGCGGAACAGCCTGCCGCGCACCGGCCCGAGCGCCGCATCCTGAAAGCTCGCTGGCTGCGTGGCGAGCCATTTGTAATACGTGAGGCTCGCATCGACCTGTCCACCGCCGTTGTCGCCAACTGACGCGCGCGTGGCGCCCTTTGAAAACAGGGCTTCGAGTGCAGTCACCGCTGTAATCGAGGATCGACACTTAATGTGCGCCGGCGGCACCGGCCCTTTACCAACCTCGAACACGCGGCCATCCAGCCCCTTGCACTGCAATGACGTCTTGCTATCAAGCGTCGATATCCAGCGGTAGCCCTTCACAACGTCCGGGTTGGCCTTCAGCGTTTCCATGCGCGCCGTGGTTGCCACATGCTGAACCGCCGTCTGCACGACCGACGCGGCGTTGCGATTGCTGATTGCGAGTACGCCATCGGTGAAGTTCTGCGCCGCGGTTCCGCGAATGGCCTGGATGATCTGAGCATTCGTCTGGCCCTGGCCGAAGCCGAGCCTGATCGTGTTCGTCACCCGCATTGTCTCGGTACGCGTCCAGCCGCTCAGGAAAGGCTTGAGCAGCTTGCCGCCGTCGATCCCGGTCACTTGTAGCGGATACGAGAAGACAGCAGCGCGGATCACCGCATTGGTCGGAACCACAGCGTCGATCGTGAACGCATGATTGAGGCTGCTGGCTTCGAAGGTTGATTCGTAGATCGCGATGTCGACTAGATCGGCCTGCACCACGTCGCCGTACGCCGTGTAGATGTCGAGCAGCTTTCCATCGACGCGGGCGAGGAACTGTTCCAGCCGGTCACGGCCGTAGGTGGTCAGCTCCTTGCGGGTTAGCTGATCACGCACAACCGTGTCGATCTGGCGCAGGTATTTCTCGAACTTCTTGACCTCGCCTGCTTTCAGCCGCTCGAGCATGACGCTATGCCGCGTCGATTGCTCCAGCAGCAGGCTGTCCGCCGTCCGGTTTGTTGCTGGTGCCGTCGCCATCGTCTTTGTCCAGATTGATGCCAGCCGACTCGCGCTCTTCGCTGATCAGGTCGGACTCTTCGTCGTAGGCGCGTTCTGGCAGCTTGCCGGTGGTGAGGTAGAGCCAGTAGGTTTCGGCACTGACTGTGCCCGCCATGACGGCCTTTTGCAGCTCGGCTAACACCTGGGCATCCACGACCGGCGTGATGAACTCAGGCTTGACCATGAAGACGACGTCTTCTGGCTTGTAGCCCTTCCACTCTGCTGCGTAGCGAAGGCCCTGTTCGATGGCCTCGGCCACCGACATGACGATGCTGTGCAGCGTGGCGTGCTGATCGTTCTGGCGCGTCTTGCGGGCCTCGCCTGATTCGGCATCACCCGAAACGTCCATGACCTTGGCGCCGGCTTCGAGGGCTGCGCCTTTTTGGTCGGCCATCGCTTGGCGTACGGCCTCGATGCCAGCCCCCTGAAACTCCAGGTAGCCGCACTTGCCATCTCGGCCGAGATCCCATGCCGCAGATGGTCCAGTCACGCTCAATTCGACATTTTCGTCCAGACCGGACACCCAAGGTTGCGGGTGACTGGTTTGGTGCAGCGCGGTGAAGTAGTCGGCGCTGAGCTGGTAGGACTTCACGGCAGCGCGCGCCATGGTCAACAGCGGCACCTCATCCACTTCCGGAGAATTGTCGGTTGAGCCACCGAAAATTACCGGGATGTAAGGCAGCCCGCGAATCAAACGATTGTCGTTGCCGGTGGTGCCAAGCGGGCGTTCGTCCTCGACTACGTCGCCACCATCATTGCGGACCGAGGTGTAGCAAACATCGTCGCGCATGAAGAACTCGCGGAACACTACATCGCATTCGTGGCTGTACCGATCCCCGCCCTTCTTCCTGAACTCGCGGAACACTGCTAGCACCAGGTCCTGACGGCCGCCCTGATCAGCGGTGCCCCAGTTAATCGCGTTGCGCGCCGCGTACGTGGAGAAATACGGTTCGCTGCGATCGTCGACGTTCACCACCAGCGGCACACGGCCGTGGGAAATCGTCTGACGAACCATCCGCATGAACAACTGCTTCAGGCTAAAGCCGTCAGCGGTGGCGTTTTCTTCAATCCCCTTCAGCCCCCCCGGTAGCGTGATCTCGGGGATAAGCCGCGACACCAGGCCCATCATTGAGCGCAGCGAGTCGCGTACCCAATGTTCGTACTGGGCACGGTCACGGTAATTCGTGTAGAGGTAAGCGTTACCGGTCGAGTCCAGCTTTTCAGCTTCGACCATGCCGGATGGCTTGGGCAGATACTTGTCGTTGCGAGTGATTGCGCATTCGCCTTCGAGCGCGTCGTCCATCATCTGCCATTCGGCAAGGTGATCGTCGTACTCGGGGTTTGTTGATTGCACTGGCATCAGGCCAATCCTCCAATACGGCGGACGCCGGCGGTTTGAGTTTTGATCGGGTAGCGTTTGGCGATGAAGTAACCAGCCGCGTCGTTCATGTGGTCGTGACCTTTCTTCGGATCTTTGTCCGGCTCACCTTTTTTGGTGTAGGTCTGACGCTCCAGGCACAGCGTGAGTTGAGGGCATTGATCTATGTTGACCTTTAAGCGCCGCTCGCCGTAGGTGTTCAAAAGCACGGCGTTCAATGCATTCACGCGATCCTTGACCCCTGGGTTCGTTGAATCCACCACTACGGTGAATCCTGCTTTCCTCAGCAGGGACAGGTCGGATTCGCTGGCATTCTTGCTGCTAGTGTTCTGCCCGCTGGCATCCGGATAGACCGCGATACTGTGCCCTTGGAATCTCGCCTGAATCTTCTCGATCATGTCTGGCGTGTCGCGGACCCCATGGAACTCATCAAGGGCAAGTGGTAGCCCGTCTCGAACCACGTAGACCACCGCAGCCATCTTCATGACGTTGAAGTCCATGCCGATATGCAGCGCTTCGCCGGGCTTTATGCGCTCCGTGGTCGCGCTTTCAGTCCTGCTGAACGTGTAGTAGACAATCCCGGAATAGCTCTCGAAGCCAGCCTCGTACTCTTGCCGAAACGTTCGCGGGTCCATCTTGCGACGAGCCGCTTCCAACTCTTCGGCAGGAACGTTGCCACCCTGCAAGGACGTGTACTGCCAGCTCTTGTGATCAGGTTCGGCGTCTGGCTGGCCATCAAGGTACGTGTCATAGCAGTGGTTAAAGCCTTTCGGCGTGCCAATGCGCAGGGCATGTCCGCCCTTTCGCGTCTCGCCGCCCGGCAACGTGTACTGACAGGTCGACAGCATCGGCCGGAGCACTTCTTCCCAGGCAGCCCATGGGCAGTCCGCCCATTCATCCACCAGGACGAAGAAGAGGCCAGAGCCGCGCAGGTTGTCGTAGTTGTCGAGCCCGACCACGCGCATGACGTGACCAGACTTCAGTGTGATCGAGCATTCAGTCTCGTTCGGCCGGTGCGCGCGCCACGCTTCCGGGATCGCCTGCTTGAGGCGACGCCAGAACACGCGTTTCGCTTGCTTGAATGTAGGAGCGCCGTACCAGATTTCATCCTCAACGCTGACGCCCCAATCTGCTGCCAGCCTCGCAGCGCGGCGCATCTCTGCCTTACCGAGAAACGTTTTGCCGAACCGACGGCCGCACACTGCATCACGGAAGCGCGCTTCAGGCTGGAAGCCCCAAACGTAGATGTTGGCCTGCTTCGGCGTCAGCTTTACCGGCTGATCAAAGGTGCGGGGTAGTCGGGACATTCTCGTCGGGCTCCAGCCTGTATTCAGCGACCGCGTGTTGCTGATCAGCTTGGGAGCCAAGAGGCTTTTCAGGTTCGAGACGGCGATTCACGAAAACGTCGCCCACTTCCTTGGCTGCCTGCTCAAGTAATTGAGCTGTCAGCGATATGTTCTTCATGTTTTCGGCTCGCTCAGCCATGCGACCGAGCGTTCTCAGTCGGTGCGCGCGGTTGGCGATCGGGATATCCAGCGTTTCCTCTCGAAAGCGCTTGCGTGCAACGTGGAACAAATCAGCCCAGGTCTTGCCGAGCCGTTGTCCTGCGAACTTCGTGGGATCGTGGGATTCGCACTGCTGGCGAGTTATTTCAATCCCGAATTCCGTCTTGACCTGCGCTACCACTTGGGATGGCGTATCGAAGCAGGCCAAAGCCTGAACGATGAAGGCTTTGACCTCGCTTCGTAGTACTGCCATATGGTTGACACCCGTCATTACCTGTCATGGAGTCAGGCGGACTTGAGCAGACAGGTTCCGCAGGCCCTCGAAATGTTCAATTTGCCTACCTCGGCAGGTTTGTTTGCTGCATCGACCATCACCTGAACTTCAGGGCTCGCACCATAGCGGCGGACGACACCAACGAACTCTTCGACGTCGTGACCGCGCATCTCAAGCTTGGGCAGACCTTCCTGCGTGAACTTGGGCGCGCCGTGCTGATCCTGTGCCTGGGCGATGTGGTAAAGCTCATGCTCGACCAGAGCGCAGAAGTCAGCATCGCTGCACTGGGAGCAGTAATCGGCAGCCAAGGTGATGATGTACGTCGGCACACGACCGAACCAATCCATCATCTGTTGTTCCATCCGGGCTTTCTGCCACCCTCCTGCACGGAAGGCGACCTGCTCGGCCTGGCCTACGACTGTCCGGCCTTTCTTTGTGAATGCCGCCGATGCCCACATCACCGCGACGTCGGCATCAATCAGATGAGCATGGTCTTTGTTATGGATGCTGCCCGTGTCAGCAAGGACTGTTGTCTGGACCCAGTTCCATATATCCGGAGCAGGCGTCAGGCGAATTCCGAAATCGGAAAGGTCAGACATTTCCAACAATGTCGCCGGTGGTGATGGCCTGTTCACTTTCACACCTCCGCTTGAATAAGCGGCTCGATGCCGGTATTTGTGGGAATCATTCGATGCGAGGTAATGCAATGAAGATCAACGTGACTATCGATACCGAAGACAATGCAATCGATATTCCAACCATGTACAAACTTCCTGCCGACCAGTACGCCACCTATGTTGATGGGGGACTCTTCTTCATCGATCATCATGACGTTCTGAGGGCAGTACTCGGCGAATACCCTATTGCGACAACCCCTGAGCAGGTGAAATACCTGATCGGTTACCTTCAAGGGGTTGCGGAAAAGATGCAGGCCGCAAGGTAGTAGGAAATATGCCGCACTAATCCTGCGGCACACTCTGCTCGCAAATGAACAATCTACGCACAAGCCCGCCGGTGCATGTGTCTCGCTTCTTCGCCATCTCAACAGCCTCGGCGGCGGTCGCGCCCATGTCCATGGCTGTCAATGCGAAGTCAGAGCCGCTGCCCAACACGTACGGGCGTTCGAGCCAAACAGGGGTTTTGCAGGGCCCGTCCTTCTCGCTATAGGCGAAATAGCAAAGTGACTCACCGTCGAACACCAAGGCTGATGCTTCAACAGAGACGCTAAATGACTCGCCGAACCACGCACAGATCAATTTCGCGTAATCACACACGCATCCAGCCAAGACGAACTTCACGCCTTTCACTTCCTGGAGCTTTTCGAAATCGTCGTGGGTAATCGTGCTGCCGTTGGTAATTCTGGAGTCATAGGCGATCACGCCATCTTTGTAGGCAATTGTCGTCACGCCACCACCTCATACTCGAACTTCCAGTCATCCGGCATCACTGTCACAAAGCGGCATCGGTGATCGTCGAACGCTTCGGCGGTCCGGATCGCGCGCTCATATGGGCTCGCTGTCTTGCCCTTGAAGCGCTCGACGTGCACGACTGTACCCTCACGCAGAAATTCGACCTCCGCAGAGCCGAGGAGCTTGCTGACGATGATCTTCATACCTATCAGCCTTGAGCGGCCGGAACAGGCCGGTTCATCATCTCGGTCTCCCGCAGTGCCGCGCCATGAAGCACCGCAACGATGAATCCTTGCGCTACGCCGGTGGTCTTCGCGTAATTCACAGCGTCGATGATGCGTTGATTCAGGCCATCAACTTCCGAAGCCACAGCAGGCGAGATCGACATGTCTGGCGCCAACGCCTCGGAGGGGCCTTCCGAAATCTCGGGTTTCAAGCGCGCGCGCTTCTTGGTAGGCGGCTTAACGAGCTGCTTGGTCATGTCATACCTCGGAGAATTGCCGGGGCTCGGCAAGAACTAGGAATATGTGAGCGCGCCACGAAACCGTCGCTGACGAAACGTGGCGCGGATTACTTGGTTTTGCTTCGGAGGATCTGGGCGTCGACCTGATCGGCGCAGGTGTCGAGTAGGTTTACGGCTCGATCCTTCAACGCCCAAAGGTCGCCATTCAGCGCGAGGTCGTCATCGGTTGTGGTGATGCGCTCACATGAGACCAATTCAGGGGGCTCGAGCCTTACCGTTGTTGTCTTTACTGGTGCTGGCTGGCTTCCCGCGCAGGCCGTCAGGCAAAGGCTGATCAGCCCACTTACGAACAGCCGGGCTTTTGCGTTTGAGGTCTTCAAAGTCTTTCCTCGCCTGTACGGCTTTTTGCTCGCTGGCTTTCAGCCGCTTATCGAGATCGAGACGGTAAGTCTCATTGCGTGCGGCCTCGGCTCGCAGCGTGGTGATGGTAGCCAGGCTCTCGGCGTTGGCACTCAGGGCGGTCGCGGTGGCGCCACGTTCCAACGTGAGGTTGCCTTGGAGCGACACAACACGGATCTGCTGGATAGCTATGAGCAGCCCCATGACAATGGCGATCACGATGGCAGCCGCAATGGCACGCAGAGTGGAGACTGATTTGGTCACTGCGACAACAGGTTCGAGGTTCATGCTGAATCCGCCTTGCGACCGAGAAACCTGATGATCAATTCACGAATGGCGGTCACTCCGATGAAGCCGATGGCGCCGCCCGCTCCCACCGAAAGACTGGAAGGCCAGGCCATCCACTCGATGACGCTACTGGCCGACAAGCTCAAGCCGCCGCACATGAGCGCTTCGAGCAAGACGCGGCGCTTGTTTGCTTCTTTCCCTTCATAGAGGACGCGCAGCATCGAGATGGTTGCCGACATGATTGCGCCCTGCCAAAGCGGCGTCGTGACGACGATCCAGACTTGCGCCCAGAAATCAGGGTTTTTCTCGGGCATGTTGGACATCCGACTGTCCTCCCCTGAAGGGAGCTGAATTAAAAAAGGCCGGGTAAGCGGCCAAGGGAGGGAGCGCAATTAAGTCGGCTTCACCGGCACTCCCAGCTCGGGGCGATGGGCGTGGGTGAGCCGAAAATGAAAAGGCCCCTGCAAATGCAAAGGCCCGGAATGGCTGAGCTACAATTCATGAAAATTGAAGTGAGGTGGATTTCATGCAGTCGATGCCTAACTCAGTGTGCAGATCCTGCGGACGGCCTAGCGCCAAGCATTCCAACGATGCGTGTGTGTCGGATATTGGGGGCGGCCAACGCTGCAAGGCAGCACTCCATTCCTTTGGACCGAATGATTTGCACACGTGCACCCGATGCTCGGGAACCGGTCGTGAAGACGGGCTTACCTGCCCTATATGCGCAGGATTCGGAAAAGAATACCGTCCATGAATGCAAAAACCCGGCGCGGCGGCCGGGTTTTCTTGTATCAGCGAGCAAGTTGCCGTAGGCAAAATACTCAATGTGGCAAAATGATGCCCTCAGCCGTGCGGGAAGTCAACACCTTAAAATCCCACTGGATGCAGTGGGACTCAACAGGACGCTACGCTGCCTCTTTCATCTGGTAAATGACCGCCCCGACTGGGCTCAACGCCATCCGATCCAGGTCCTCGCAGCATTCAAAGATCAGCTTGATAACCGGCTCCCAATCGCGAGCCCAGGCACATGACTCCAGCCGCACACCGTATTCGTTCCACAGCCAGGCTCGGAACTTCTCGGGGCTAGGCAGTGGGTCGTCATTCGCTGACTGCCCACCCTGATGCATATAGCGATAGCGGCGCATTACTCCCTTGACGACATACTCCAGCTTCTCGCGCTTGGCAGCAGTCATTCGCTTAGACTTGGAGAGCACCATGGTGCAAACCACCTCTTCGGCAGCCTCGCGGATATCGTTATCGCGGTTCGCGGCGTACATGTACTCGCCAAATACTCGAACCTGAGGGTGAAGCCGGGCAATCGCTGACTGGATGTGGCCCGCGAGCGCACTGTGCACCGCGTGATTTGCAGTAGGTCCGCGCTCGGTGTTTTGCACAACAACGCCAAGCTGGACGACGTCCGAACTCTGGCCGGGCGCCGGGTTATAGGTGCAATCGTGCCAAGCCTGCCGAGCCGAGTTGATATTCATGCTGCTCTCCCCTTCAGTTCTCGGACCAGTGCGCGGTAATGCGCGGTCATCGCCTGCAACTCTTCGATCGTGTATTTCTTCGGCTCATGCGGGCCCTCCAGCCACTCAACCTTTTCGGCGCCGATCTTCTCGATCAGCCTCGGCCGGTAGCCCAAAAGATTCCCGGACTTGCCCATGTTGCAGTTGCGATTGCACTGCAGATGCACATTGAGCGGTTCGAAGCGAAGCTCTGGAGCGGCCGCGGTTGTCCGGTAGTGGCCCGCGCAATATTGAACGTCCGCAGTGGTCCCGCAGCTGATGCACGGATCGCCTGCGTCGCGCTGACGTATCCAAGCATTGAAGGCATGCTGCGTGTCCTTGAGGTGATCCGCCCTACTCTTCAGCTTCTCCTTACGAACCCGAATCTCCCTGCGCTCGCGCTGCTCAATGGCCTTGCGCGCTTTGTCCTGATTCGCCGGCGCGATGGCTAGGCCGCATGCCCAGCCGCAGACCTTTTGGCCGAGCTGGGCTGGCACGAACTGGACGTCGCAGACTGGATTGGCGCAGGTCTTCTTCTTGCGCGTGATGGATGTTCGGTTCATTCCACCATCCCCGCCGGATAATGCTTGCTGCAATCCTCCGCGATCATTTGGAGCGCACGGTGGATTGAATCGACAGCCTCGCGCAGATCCTTCTCGTGGTCCTTTACACCGCGAGTGCCGGCGCACAACAGCTTCTTGATCGCGTGCTGGATGCAGGGGTTGGTCACATTGAACAACTCAAGAACCCGATATACGTCTACCTGGTCGAGGTGCGACACATCCTTGAAGTAATGCGGATGATTGCTCACAACCCACCTCCGATCTGGAACTGGGCCGTTGATGGTTCGAGCGCCGCGCATTCCATCATCGCCATGAAGCAGTCGACCACCCGGGCAAAATCTTTTAGCCGCTTCATGCCGCCTCCCCCATGTTGCAGCGCATTTTCATGTACTCACTGTCTTCAGGGTGCGGCAGATAGATGCCGTGCTCTTGCGCCCAAGCGTCGATGCAGGTCATGAAGGAGTGCATCGCTCCCTTGTCCAGCTCGCTGGTGTGCTTGAGCTCGTAGCGCTCAGTGACTTCGCCGGTTTTCAGGTTGATGTCGCGCACCACCTCCTCACCAAGGAAGGTCAGCTTCAGGTTGCGCTTCATGTTTTCCATGTTCATCGGCGCGCCGGTAGCGAACGTGGTCTTACCCATGCTCACGAAGAACTGGGCAGCACATTCGCACCACTTGTGGAACAGGGCGTTCTGTGGAAGGCTGCGGACGGCGCCGGTGATCGTCACGTTGCAGGGGAATCCCTTCGTGCGGATCGCAGCGGTGATGCTGGAAAGCTCGGCCAGTGAGTTGATGCGGATCTTCTCAGCCATTAGCGCATCCTCCAGCGACGACGAAGGTAGGTGCGCAGTTCGTGCTCTATCGGCAGGTCAAGCGCATACAGGATCACGATCATTTTCATGACTGCGCCTCCGCAGGGGTGTCAAGGTCAGGGTCGACACCCCTCAAGGCCGCGCGATAACCAGCAACCTCCGCCATGTCGCAGTCGTAGTTGCGACGAGTTACCGGATGCATATCGTCCGGCATCTGGCCGCCGAACTTCTGCAGCATTTCGCTGTGCAGAGAATCCGAGCAATCCTCCAGCGACCTGCGAAGCTGTTTATTCTCGCCCTTACACTTCTCGACCTTCGCACGAAACGAATTCCGCTCTCTGGTGAGCTTGCCCATATCGGAGCCCATCGCCTTGCAGCTACCGCGAAGCGATTCGTTCTCGGCGAATAGCCTCTGAGCACAGGCATAGAACTGTCGGCGCGAAAGATCGCTGCTCATGGCAAGTTCGAATGGCATCCCGATGACGCCCCTGGTGATCTCACTCATCTGAACAACACCTCCGACAAAGCCACGACGCGCTTCTCAGCAATAACCGGGTGATTCATCTGTACGGCTGTGATGAACACTGTGAGGGTGATGATTAGGAGGGGGAGTTTCATGGGCGAGGCTCCCGTGGTTGACGCTGAAAGAAGCTGGTGACTACCTCAGCCAGGAATCGGGCGCCGCTCTCAGATAGGCCGCCGGCGAACTCTGATGCTGCCGAGGCGCGCTGACTGAACTCTTTGTCGAGTCGCTGGGCCACGGCACTGCAGAAGCCGCCGATGTCTTCGGCATCCATTTCCTTGACCAGCTTGTCGACTGGAAGGAATACGGTCGTTTGTGTGGTCACGCCAAGTCCGTCGCTCATACCAACCCCCGAATAACCTTCACATTGCTTGCGTCTGCCCGCTTCTGACTGCCGTCCTGACGCACAAAGCGGACATCGGCGCCCTTGCTCATCAGCACCATGTCGGAGGCGCTGGGATGGATTTCAAAGCCTTCGGACTTGAGCTGGTCTACGGCTTGTTTTTGGGTGGGGGTCATCGCGTTGCCCTCTTCCCGAATTTCGCCATCAGCAGTTCACGCGCAGACTTGCCGTCAGCGGGGATACCTTGCCTGGCGATACGGTTCTGGTTTTCTTGTTCGGCCAGTTCATCGGCCAATTCGAGTTCGGTCTTTTGGCTGTCATGCCCGATAGCGGTCAGTATCTTGCCGTCGAGTGGTTGCCCGGACTGGGCGCGGCGCAAGACGATTTCGTAGTTGCGGTCGAAGCGCTCCCGCAGACGCTTGTCGTCCTGGCTGGCAGATCGCAGGTCGAACACGCCTGTTTCGTTGGCCGCGATGCGCACAGCCTCATGTCCGTAGGTGCCCATAAGCGCTTGCATCCACGCATCCGCTACCACAGGCATGCCGAACTCTTCCGGACCCGGTGTGCACCACTCGATGAACTGGCCGATGCTCGGTGCGAATGGCGAACCACTGCGGCGGCATTTCTTGATCCCGAATTCAACCTGGGCAATCTGGCTGATACCGGCGTCGATGAATCCCTTGGTCCAGCTGCGCATTGCAGTGTTCTTGGAGGCTTCATCCGGCCATGCCTGCCTCCATGCCGGGAAGATCGCCTGCAACTGGCGGAAGATCTTCTCGACAACGGCGCCAGTGGATTCATCGACATTGCCAAGAGGCGCTTGCACAACGGGTGCAGAATTTGCACCAGTTGCGACCATGGCCTGCGCCTGACGAGTCAGATGAACGACGCGCTTCATAGGTCGCTACTCGTGTCGGTACGCCATGCGGTGCTGTAGAAATCCGGGGCGGTCGAGGCGGTAGACTGGGCTCGGCCAGCTTGGGCGAGACGATTGACAATCCAGTCGGCCTTGAAGCCCTGCCAGCCAGCGGACAACGCCTCGGTCATAGCGTCGGCAGCTGTGATGCCCAGATCGGCACACTTGGCCAGCTCTGCATTCAGGGCTTCCCACACGGTCACGCTGACGGCGGCGCGCTTGGTCTTGCGCAGAGCCAGCCAATCGACAAGCAGTTGATCAGGGACTTGGTGTGGATTTGAGTCCCGCATCTGGACCATGCCGAACGGAGTCTTGCGGGATGGCCTAACCTCGGCGGCAACCGGAGGATTTTCAACAGGGGGCTCATTAATCTCTTTCGTAGAAAGAGTTAATAGGGGTTCTTTCTTAGTATAAAGAAGGGAGTCGTCAGTTTTGGTCTGACTCGGGAAGTTGACGACTCGGCTCATATCATCCGAATCAGACCGTATGGTCCGAGTCGGACATTCGAAATACATCCACTCCTTTGGGTCGCAAATGCTGATATCACCACGCGAACCACCTTCGCGATGGATCACCCGACGCTTCAGCAGATGACTGATGGCCTTGGAGGCAACGTCAGGGTGAATGTTCGTCGCTTTGGCTACGTCGGTAGCCTTGATGCGCACAGCCCCGGCCTCGAAGTTGATGGTGGCTTTGGCGATGTACAGTGCCACCTTCAACTCACGCCCTGGCAGATCGATAGCCATCAGGCCATCCATAATCTGATTGTCCATTCGGGTGAACCCTCGGGACTTGTGTATGTGGGTAATATTTGTCATGATTCATCTCGTTGAATTGCTGTTAAAAGAACCACCAGGCCCGGTGGTTTTTTTGTGTCTGGAATTCGGCAGTTCAGTCTTTCTTACGGAACGCTTGAATCGTCCCGCTCATGGCTCTTGGCCTTGTCCTTCTGGTCAGCTCTTGCTGGATTCCAAGCTTTGCCAGTTCCACCGGGGTCATCCCCCGTTTCGCCGCCTCTGCTTCCAGCAATTTCAATTCCTCTGGATCAAGCAACTCTCCAAGCTCCATGCCTTTTTCTTCTGGCATATCGCCTCCAGTCCCTACGAGGTCCCTACTGGGTCCCTACGGATTCACTTCAGGCTGCGCGGTCGTCGCGGATAGACTTGCCAACAAGATCAAGAAGCCAGGACTTCAAAACTTCGCGGGCCAGGACTGACTTCTTTGTGCCGTGAATCTGGGCGGCGTAGTCCAAAAGCCCTTCGTACTTGTCATCCAGCAAAACCTTGATCTGGTTGACGTGCTTTTCGTTTAGTCGTGGCTCTTCGGGGGTGCGTGGCTCTTCGGTCATGGTGTTGCTCCTTGCGTTATGGGAAATGGGTTAGGCGGCGGATTTACGGGCCGGAATCGGCCGAATTTCATTGGCCTCAAGCGAGCCGTCGTCCATCAATGTGATGGTGATGGTGCGATTTGAACGATGCATCTGGGAGACGGCGCTTTGCTGAACACCCAGAGCCTTGGCGAGATCGCTCTGGGTGCCGTGCAATGCCAGGTACTCCCCAAGGGTTACGGTCTTCATTGGCGGTTCTCCGGTTAATTAACCCGGATATTAGCACTGCTGTTTTGTAAAAAACAAGGAGAGGATTAGCACTGCTGTTTGCACAAATAACAGCGGTGCTACTTAATCACGCGCATGAGCAAACCTATCCGAACCCCACTCACTCAAGATCAGCTCGACGATGCCGAGCGCCTCAAGAAGGCGTATCTGCGAAAGGTCGCTGAATCCAAAGACAAAGGCGAACGGCCGACACTCAATCAGAGCGAGGTTGGGGCAAAATGCGGCTGGAATTCTCCCCAGAGCACTGTCAGCCAGTATCTGAATGGGAAGGTGGCGTTAAACCTGGATGCCCTTATAAAGCTGTCCGAGGTACTCGACATAGAGCCGTGGAAGATCAGCCCTACTCTGGCTGGCGGAATCAAGCGAGTAACAAGCACGGCGTCTCCGACTGATAGTGCCAGTGTCGCCAGCACGCCCTTCCCTGTCGGCGGGGACGCTGAGGCGACCGAAGATCGATACGCCCATATCCCGCAATATTCGGCCAGGGCTGCAGCCGGCTTCGGCTACGAAAACCCTCACGTCGAGACCCTTGCCACCCTCGCCTTCAAGCTTGATTGGCTGCGCACTAAAGGCGTCAAGGCTGAAAGCTTGTTTGTGATGTACGCAGATGGCGACAGCATGTGGCCAACGATTGATGACCATGACGTGTTGTTGGTGGACACGTCTCGCGCCGAGCCGGCGGACGGCTACGTCTTCGTCCTTACCAGCAACGACAAAGGCTCCATCGTAAAGCGTCTGGTTCAAAGCCCGTTGGGCAGCTGGATTATCCGCAGCGACAACGAGGACAAAGACGCGTACCCGGATCTGCTGCTTTCGCGCAGTGAAGTTAATGAGCACCGCGTAATCGGCCGGGTTATCTGGCGCGGCGGGGATTTGTGAAGGTGGGCATCTGGTGATGAATGCCTATAGTGAACACCAAGGATGGCTGTCTATAATCAGATGATGAAAGATATAACGCTCTATCTCGACGGAACTACCCCTGACAGACTTTCGATGAAACGTCTCGCTGAGTACCTGCGCGAGCTCTCTTCCTTCTACGGGTCTGAACCATCAGTGCATTTTGATTCGGTGAAAGAGGGGTCTGCGCAGCTCATTTGTAGGGTCGAGGATTCCAGCTATCCAATCGTCTTGAACCAGGTGCGCGAGGTAGCCAGCGGGATAGGCGGGAAACGGCCGACTAGGTCGTATCGCAAGCTTTCCGATTTCATGCTTGATGATCGTGTCGATGGGTATCTGAAAGCCGAAGGCGCCCAAATCATACAGTTTCCTAAAGGGAAACTAGCTGAGCCGCCGCTACGCGTCATTAAAAGCTCGAGCGTGCAGGGCCGGCTCTATAGCGTTGGTGGCAAAGACTCCACTGTCCCTGTCAGGCTAGAAGGTGCAGACGGAGAGACGTTGCTATGCGAAACAAACGTCCAATTAGCAGAGCGCCTCGCCCAGCTCCTTTTCAAGCCAGTTCGACTTCAGGGCGAGGGAGAATGGGAGCGCCGTCCCGACGGCAGCTGGCGTCTGATCAAGCTTGTGATTTCTTCCTATGTACGACTTGAAGATGTTGGCTTCAAGGCTGCTATTGCAAAGCTGAAAGCTGCAGGGGGCGTCAAATGGGATGACATGCCTAGCCCTCACTCGGAAATTTTGGAATCTAGGGGCTAGGGTGAAAATCGTAATTGATACCAACGTGCTTGTTCAGATCATGCAAAACCAAAGATCGACCGATCTGCGACACCCGGAAACCGGAGAAATTGTAGATCGGCCATTCGAGAGAGCGGTCGCTCTTGTTGATCACGTAGATGCCGTTGGAGGCTTGGTTGTATTGCCTGCTCCGGTGCTATCTGAGTATCTATTCGGAATTGATAAAGCAGCTTTCCAGGCTCACCTAGACATCATCAACTCCGTAAAATCTATCGAAGTCGCGGCGTTTGATCAGGTCGCAGCAATTGAGTGCGCGATGTTGGTGTCTGACGCCGAACAGAAGCAGATGGACCCAGACGCTTCGAAAGCAAAACTTCGCGTGGACAGGCAGATCCTTGCTATCGCGGTGGCGGCTGGCGTTTCTGAGATATGGACACATGATATTGGCTTGACGAAAAAAGCGTCCTCGATGGGTTTATCAGTTAAATCACTTGCCGACATAGGGCCTCCGCCAATGCAGTACGGCTTCGAGCCGAAGATGTGA